TCAGACACTGCAATCAAGAAGTCCTCTGACCTTGGCGGGTCAACAGGAGTAACAATCAAAAAATCAAAATGGAACGGCACTTTCCTCGGTTCCGTTAGCGAATTAACAAAATAAGGGTATGGTGAAAAACTAATGAGTAATGAACTATTAGCAAAAGCAGCAGAAGCAGGCACAACACTAACAGGTGGAATGACTGGCTCAGCAAACCCTACCGACGGAATTCACGTAGGTTCCGAGGGTAAGGGAGGCTTGCTCAATCCTGAGCAATCCGCAAGATTCCTAGATTACATGTTCGATGCAACAGTAATCGGTAAGGTAGCACGTACAGTTCGAATGAGAGCTGACACTACAGAGATTGATCGTATCGGCGTCGGAGAAAAGCTTATGAAGCTTGCAACCGAAGCAGACAACACTGGCTCAAACGCAGCAGTGCAGTTCTCAAAGATTTCTCTCACAACAAAGAAACTTCGCCTAGATTGGGAACTTTCAACTGAGTCTCTAGAAGACAATATTGAAGGTGCTGACCTAGAAGATCACATTGCAAGACTTATGGCAACACAGGCTGGTAACGACCTAGAGGACGTAGTCCTTAACGGTAACACATCTCTATCTACAGATAACCTTTACAAGGCATTTGATGGTATTGTCAAGATTGCAAAGACAAATGGCCGTGTAGTAGCAGGATTGGGTGCACCAGTATCTCGTGACATCTTCAACAAGGCACTAAAGGCTATGCCACGTAAGTATAAGCAGCGTCGTCCAGACCTACGCTTCCTTGCAGGCTCAAACCTAATTCAAGACTACTTGTACTCAACTTCACAGTTGGGTCAATACGGTTCTTCTAACCCACAAGATATTGCTTCAAGCATTATCCGTGGAAATGAAAGCGGACTTGGTGGTCCAGCAGGATATGTTGCACCATTCGCATTTGGTATTCCAATTGTTGAAGTCCCATTGCTTAAGGAAACTCAAGCAGGATCATATGCATCACCAACAGGAGAGCACGGAGACGTCCACTTGACATTCCCAAATAACGTTGTTATTGGTATCAAGCGCGATGTAACTGTTTACCGCTTCTTCTGGCCAAAGAAGGACTCAATCGAATATACAATGTATACTCGCGTGGGTACCCAAATTGAGCAGGCAGACGCATGGGTAGTCGTTAAAGACGTTAAGGTTGCTTCTTAATTTAAGAAATAACTTGCTGGAAAGGCCCCTAATTAATTTTAGGGGCTTTTCATTTTAATTTTATAGTGCTATAATTTGTATACATACCAAAGGAGTATACATATGTCATTTGACACACTAAAGGTCAAGGAACTAAAAACATTAGCAGCGGACTTCGCAGTTGACGTGGATGGCCTAAAAAACAAAGCAGATATTATTGCATCACTTTCAGAAGAAGGAGTAACCTGGTCAGTCTACCAAGGTACACTTAAAAACATAGAAAACGCAAAAGAAGACGCAGATGAAATTCTTCCTAGACTAGATCCAAATCAGAAACTTGATGAAGATATGGTTCTTGTAAAGATGGATCGACCAAACTACAGATATGATGCACTTGGATTTACTTTTACAATTGATCATCCATTCGTAGCAATGAAGCCAGAAGTGGCTCAAGAAATTTTTGATAAGGAGGAAGGGTTTAGATTGGCTACACCTAGAGAAGTACAGGAGTACTACAACTAAGCCTAACACATGGCAGAGATATACCAGAACACAAGCACGGCAGCAACAACAAAACTTTACGTAAGAGGTGAAGCTATCACGCCTAGCTCCTCAGTAGTTGTAAAATTTTACGACATAACTGGCGATCCAGTTATCTCTCCACAGATTAGTCCATCATCAATTGTTACTACTATTACAGCAGAAGAAAATGAAGTGGACCTGGGATCATTTAGCGTTTACCTTCCAGCACAGCACACAGCAAGAACCAGAAAGTTTAAGCTGGTTTGGGACTGGCAGTATAACTCTGTAGCATATTCCAACACAACTTACCTTGATGTTGTTGCACCTTATGTTGATATACAGGAAGCAGCCCAAGAAATGGGCCTTGGGTCAGACGCAAATGATCCAAACCATAAAACTTACCAAGAATTAAAGTTGGCGGAAAGATATGCAAGAAATATAATTGAAGGACATACTGGACAAAAGTTTTACCTGCATGATGATCATTACTATTCAATAGGAAATGACTCAGATACTCTGCCATTAACAAAGAAGGTTAATCGGCTACACACTCTATATGCTAATGACCAACTATTAGTAGACAAAATAAACAATGTAAATAACCTAGGCTTAGTTGTTGAAAATACTATTAGCGGATTTGGAATAAAAGTAAACCAGGCTTCATATCTTGATAATGATGTATACATTGCAAATGGAATGGTGCCTCCTTCAATTAATGACGCATCACCAAATATATTTAGAAGATCAAAGCATTACACGATATATGCAAGATTTGGATGGGACTATGTTCCAAATGAAGTACGTGACGCAACTGTAGAATTAATGAAGATGTACTTTGCCAAAGACCGTGTATGGCGAGATAGATATGTTAAGAAGATATCTACAACAGACTGGGACTTCGAGTATTCTTCTGAAGCTTTCAGCGGAACAGGATCTTCTTACGCAGATAAACTTCTAGTAGACTATGTTATAACACAAATGGTATTGGTGTAATGTTTGACGTGGTTGATGGTTTAATGACCATGAAAATGGATGTCTACCGTCAATCAGAACGGCAAGATCCAAACACTGGTGCAATGGTTAGAGAATTCTCTTATATCAAAACAATAGACTGTTATGCTAGAGGAGTTATTACAGAAAGCCGAAATAGGTCTAATGATAACCAAAAGTTTTCAAACAAGTATTCAAATAATCAATACATAGAAGTAAGAACATCTGATAGGCTAACTGCCAGAGATAAAATTAAAAACATTGTTGATGCTAATGGCAACGCAATCTGGTATGAATTAAATTACCCAAGCGATACAGATACTGTATTCGATGTGATAGGAACAACTCCAATAGCAGATCCTTTTGGAAATGTAGTTGGATATAACTCATCACTACAAAGAGCGGAGAATCAGCAAATTGGCATCTGAAATTTTAGCAATTAAAGCAGCAAGCGGATTAGTTAACTTAATGTCTAATAAGCCAATGAGCGGTGCAATAAAAGATAGCACTGTTGCTCAGATATCTGCAGCTTTATTTTATAAGACAAATGTCATGGCTAAGCTTGCATCTAACTCTCAATTCCAATCAGCGTTTAGAAATGTTATCTTTGATCAAGTTGCGATTGATTTTGCAGATTATGTAGACGCAAAAGCAAGAACATCCCCAAAGGCTTTTCACCATGTTTACGAATGGGGCAGAGCAGGAGATGATGAAGCAAGGCTATTTAAATTAAAGAAGCTTCCAGCAGACGGACTATCTTTAAAGATTAATTATGAACTAACTGACTCAAAATCATTTGTCCCATCTGAAAACTCTAATACCAAGCATGTTTTTGTTAAAAAGGCTTCAGTAATGGAAGAGGGAAAAACAGTAGTAATAGCCCCAAGATTTTCAGAGAGACTAGTATTTGAAGTAAATGGATATACAGTGTTTATGCCCAAGGGAGAATCTGTTACCGTTAGAAAGCCAGGCGGAGCAGCAACTAAAAACTCTTTCTTTACTGCATATAAATATTTCTTTACTGGTCAGCTAGTCAATATGTCTATTAAAAAATCGGGATTCCAAAAGCTTTTTAACTCTTCATTGTCTAGAGCACTAGGAGTTCCAGCACAAGTTAAATCAGTTAAATATAGCTTCTCACCAAATCAATTGGCAAATGAGGCCGAGGCTGCAACATCAGCAGCGTTTGCGAGGTTAGCACATGGCTAATTATAAATTAGATGCAATGTTTGAAATAAGAAAGTTCCTGTGGAGCAGACTTACAGCCCTTGATATATTTAATCAAGAAGACTATTACTCAGACAATCTAAACGAGACGCTTGTACCAATTGTGCCAGTCCAGCAACAGCCAGAAATGAATCAATTCTTGAGCGGCAAGAAGCACATAGTCTACGATAAGATAGGTATGTCCTATGAGAACAACTGGATGATATGTTGCGAACAAATCCTATTAACCATATATTCACCAGATCTACTTGATATTGTTGAGATAAGAAACTTCTTAACTGATGAGTTTAGAAGAATGGATGAGTCTGCAAGGGATGTCAATAAATGGGCGGGGCTATCAGATAAATTCAAGTTCCATAGCATCCATATAGCAGACATATCATCTACAGCCCCATCAGAAGAGATACAAGGCTTCTATGCAGCAGATGTAATATTAGAGGTAAAGTATTCAAGAATAACCAATGGCCAAGGAAGATTTGCTTAATTTGCCTTTTATACTCTAGTAGAGTAAAATTAGAACAGAGGAAAGGGCCTAGCCAGCCACATATATATATATTAATTTCATGAAATCAGGAGGCAATAAATCATGGCACAAAACACAGGAGACGCCCGTAATATTCTAGTAGGCGCATCACCGTTGTTCCTTTCTGTAGACGATTCTACAGTATCAGGTTACGACACAAGCATGGAAGCAGGACAGACAAATGCAGGAACAGCAGCAGTTGGATCAGTAAAGCCATCTACTCTAGTACCAACATTTGCATCAGGAGTTTCTTATACAGATACTCTTAACGCAGGAACAGTTTCTAAAGCAGGAGGCGTTACAGCAGCAGCTTACCGTAACGTAGGTTTTACAAATAACGGTCTTCAGATCAGCTACCAGCCAACATACGATTCAGTAACTGTTGATCAGTTGCTAGATACAGCTAAGCTATTTAAGTCTGCTATGCAGGTTCAAATTTCTACAGAAATGGCAGAAGGTACTCTCGAAAACGTTCTTGCAGTATTTGGTCAAAAGGGTAATTCCCTAGAATCAACAGGAACTGGTGCAACAGCAGTAGATACACTTAAATTGGAAGCAGGTGCACTTGGTGCAGCTCCAACAGAGCGTCAGCTAATTGCAGTTGGAGAAGGTCCAACAGCACAAGCAACATCAACTGAGCGTGTATATTATGCACGTCGTGTTCTATCTGTTGAACAGTCACAGTTCTCTTTGGCTCGTACAGCAGCAACAACATTCCCAGTAACATTCCGTCTTCTACCATCAGGTGATTCAGCTCACGTTGGTTCAGAATACGGTAAAATTATTGACCGCGTTCTAGCAGTTTAATTATATTAATAATTAATACTAAAGCCCCCAAGAAATTGGGGGTTTTAGTGTTGTACCCTTATAACGGTTATGCTATAATAATTTAGACGATCCTTAAGGAGGATAAATTGGCAAGTACAGTATATGATGTAGAAGAGATTGAACTACAAAACGGAGCTAAAGTAAAGCTAAAGCCGTTATCAATCAAGCAACTACGAAAGTTTATGGAAGTAATCAAGAAAGTACAAGAAGCAGAAGACGAAACTGCAACGCTTGGTATTTTGGTTGAAGCATGTGGAGTAGCAATAGAAACTCAACTGCCAGATCTAGTTGCCGACATTGAAAAGCTTGAAGAAGCATTGGACGTTCCAACAATTAACAGAATCCTTGAAGTTTGCGGAGGAATTAAGATGGACGACCCAAACCTCATAGCGGCAGCGGTACTGGCTGGTCAGAACTAGATTTAGCCGCTTTAGAGGGACAAGTTTTTCTTTTAGGACATTGGAAGAATTACGAGGAGTTAGAAGACAGTTTATCAATGCCAGAATTGATTCAGACCATAACAGCAATGAATCAAAAAGAACATAACCAGAGAAAGTTTGCAGCATCACTAAAAGGAATCCAATTGGATGATGACGCAGAAGAAGAAAAACAAAAAGGTTCTACCTTTGAAGATATCCAAAGAAGAGCTCTTGGAATTACAGCATCAGCAGATGATGTTGTTGGATTACAAGGATCTCTTGCAGCGCAAGCTGGATTTGGAATTGGCGCAGGGCTAGGATACTCTAGGAGTAATTAGTGGCTGACGAACAAATTGTAACCTCCATAGTCGCCAAAGCCGACTTATCTAGCCTTGTGTCTGAAGTACACAGGGCTAGTGCTAGTCTTCAGCAACTCCAAAGAGAGTTGCTTGCTTCAAACAAAGCAATTTCTTCTTCAACAAAATTAGCAAATAATTTATTCAGAGACACATTAACTGGCAGCGGCCAGTTCTCTAGCCACTTTGTAAACCTTAATTCAGATGTGGATAAGTTTGGTAAAAACTTAGACGCTGGTAGATTAAAGCTTAAGAACTATTTCTCAACATTTAGAGAACACGCTACTACCCAAAAGGGTATGATCAGGGAGCTTGCCAAAGAGCAGGTAATGCTTCAAAATTCAGTACTGCAACCTCTAGGCAGAAATGCTCAGGGTTTAATGCAGTACAACGTTATGATTCCTAGAGGTTTGGATGCAATAGCAAATAAAGGAAAGCTAGCTCGAATGGAAATGCAGATTATGAATCGTGCATTGTCCGAAGGAGCAGGCTCTTTAATTAACTTTGGTAAGAATACTCAGTGGGCAGGTAGACAGCTTACAGTAGGTCTTACAGTTCCTATTACGATGTTTGGAGCGGCAGCAAGCAAGGCATTCAGAGAAGCAGACACAGAGCTAGTAAGATTAACAAAGGTTTATGGTGGATTGGCTGCAACTTCCGCAGCAGATCTAGCAGCAATTAGAGAAGAGGTTATTCAGACTGCAAAAACATTATCTAAAACAATGGGTGCATCTTTTAAAGATACAATCGCACTTGGTGCTGATATTGCAGCTACAGGACAAACAGGAAACGAGTTGCTTGGATCAATTGCAGAAACAACAAGACTAGCAATCCTTGGTGAAGTTGACAGACAAGATGCAATGAAAGCAACGTTGTCAATTCAAACAGCTTTTAAGCAAAACACTCAACAGCTAACAGAATCTATTAACTTTCTCAACGCAGTTGAAAACCAGACATCAACAACTCTTAATGACCTTGTGGAAGCAATTCCAAAAGCTGGACCAGTAATTCAACAACTAGGTGGTAGCGTTCAAGATTTAGCTCTTTATTTAACTGCAATGAGAGAGGGTGGAATCAGTGCATCAGAAGGAGCTAACGCTTTAAAGTCTGGTCTTGCATCTCTTATTAACCCAACAAAACAAACTGTAGGAATGATGTCAGATTTTGGTATCGATGTAATGGGAATGGTAGCGCAAAATACTGGAGATACAACTGGTCTACTTATGGACTTGCAAAAAGCATTAGATGCACTTGATCCATTAAGCAAAGCAAGAGCAATGGAGCAAATGTTTGGAAAGTTCCAGTTTGCAAGAATGAGCGCATTGCTTAATAACTTAGGAAAAGAAGGAAGCCAGACGCTTCAGGTTTTAAACTTAATGAAAGCAAGCACCTCAGAGTTAGCAGATGTAGCAAGCCGAGAATTAAAAATGGTTACAGAGTCTGCCTCTGGTAAATATAAGAGAGCAATTGAAGGATTAAAAGCAGAGCTTGCAGACATAGGAGAAGAATTCCTTGGAGTCGCTACTAAGCTTATAGATGCGGGATCAAAAATATTAGATTTCTTTACAAGGCTTCCAGCACCAATTAAAAAAGCGCTTACATTCTTAGCTGGGTTTACTGCAATAGTTGGACCACTTATCATGTTAACTGGTTTGCTTGCAAACTTCTTTGGTTATATAACTAAAGGTGTTGTTCAGCTAAGAGCATTCTTCATGAAAGCAAACGGTTGGAAGATGCTAACTCCAGAAATTATTGCCGCTCAAAAGGCAGCCGAAATGGTTGAGAATGCATTCTATTCAGATGCAGCAGCAGCGCAGGTCCTTCATAATGCATTACAAAAACTTGTTTTAGACTATCAAAGTCTACAAGCAGCATCTATGAAAAATTCAATTCCAGTTAATGGAGGAATGAGTACTGTTGCTGGCAACACAGTGATGGCTGCTGGAAGAAGAGTTGTAGACCCTAATGATCCTTATGTTGGAGATCCAAATACTAGAGCTATGTCTCATATTAATCCTAGAGATCCTAACAAGCCAGCAACAATATTTGGCGGGGTACCAGGAGCAATACCAGTTAATAGAGGAATATCAAGAACTCCTCAGATTTATATGAACGATAGACTTCCAAATGTTGAAGGCCTAACAAGCGTAAAGAATATATCTACGGGAATAGTTCCAGCAGAAACAGCTAAGTTCCATGCATTGATGGCAACACTTGGAATGCAAACTGAGCAAGAAGTTGCAGCACTAAAGAAAACAATTGCTATGGGTGGAACAGTAAGCAGAGAATTACTTGACACATTTGATGACATACTTCCCATAACACAAAAGTTTGCAAATAGCGCAGCCGAGCAATCTGCATTAATAGTACAACAAATGAGAAATGCAGAAATAACAGTTGAACAAGCAAAGGCAAGAATACTTGCACTTAATGCACAGATAGAAGCAGATATGGGTTCTGCTGTAAGTATGTATGCAGCTGGAAGAGGAAGGTCTTTGGATTTAACAAAGGCTCCTATGATGAACCAGCCAGTAGTAGATGCAAATGGCCAATTTACATTAAGAGATTTATATAAGAAAAAAGCAAATGCTTCCGTTATGGAAGAGTTTGGAAGATTGCGTGGAGTAAGAACATTCGGCGCTCCCTATAGCATACAGCCAACAAGAATGCCTAAGTTTAATACTGGTGGAGATGTAGAGTCCTTCGGACCAACTAAAACAATAGTATCTGGACCATCTTCAATTAATTACGATGACAGGCTTGGAAGTGTACCAGTTGGTGGCTATGTATTAAACCAAGGTGCTTCTATGGACCCAGCCAACGCACCTCTTGTTGCTATGGCCTCTGCTACCTATGAAAACGGCGGAGAAATTACAGCAGAGTTAACTCCACGGGAAACAGTATTTGGTCCTAAGATTCAAAGAATGCCTGAGCTATATGCAGCAGTAGATGCAGCTAATAATGGATATAATTTCGGCGGGCAGATAATGAGTGGAATTTCTGGCTATGGAAAGAAAACAGATAAGACTCCATCTTCCAGTATGGATGAAAAGCTATTTAAAAAACAGTACAAAGAGTATTTAAAATTTATTAATAATCCAAGGTATGAAGACGACATGAGAGTAAGAATGATCATGTTGGATGCTGCAGAACTATCTTACACTGCAAAAATGCCTATGGATAAAGCAATACAAAAAGCAACATCTAATTTTGATGCTGCTAAATTATCATCAGGCGGATCTGATGAAAAATTTATAGCAGAAAGAATAAAGCAGGTAAAGGCTTTAGAAAGAAAGTATCCAGCATTAAGAGTTAAAAATGCTAAATCTGCTCAGACAAGTTCCAGCAAAGCTCTTAACTGGAATTTAAATAAAGTTAGAGATGCAATGCTTGCTGACAAAAGTTTTGCTGGAGTACATGATTTAATAAAAGGTGTTAAGCCAACAACGTTTTTAAATGCAGATGGTTCTCCAAGTATTAAGGACTTGCATGACAGGGGACACATAAGACGTCGCGGCACACTTGGATATATGACTAGCGGTTACATGGGAACAGCTGCTGTTTTGCCTTCCGCAGTAAATAATATAATGAGCAGGCTTGAAGGAATTGGATTATCAAGAGATGTTTTAAATTTAAACGGTGCTGACGCAAGAGCAAACTTTGAGCTAGCATTAAAGCGTACAGGAATGGATAAGTTAACAACAGTAGATGATCTTTATGCGGCAGTACAAGACGATGGAAAGTTTAAGAGCAAAGAGCAAATATCTTCTGGCAATGTTGTAAGAGCAACTAAAGAGCAAAGAAACTCTTTAAGAATGTTTTTAGAAGCTGCGTCAAAAAGACAAAGATGGGCATTTTTAGGAAGGCCTCCAAGACCTATGCTTGTAGCAGGAGCATACAATATGGGAGGAATGATTCCAGGTGGATCAATATCTGCAAATAGATCTTCATATGGATTTGTTTCTCCAGCAATTAAACTTCTTGCACCAGATAAACAATTAAAGATTTTGCAGTCTGCTCGTGAAATGTCAAGAGCAACTGCAACTGGATCATTTAAAGATATGCCTCCAGTTAAGTATGGACATATGGTTGCACCAAGTTCTGGAATGAGTTATCCAGTGCCTGGAGTTTCTGGGTTATATAAAGATGCAGATGGTAATCTAAAGTTCTTTAAAGGTGTTCCAAATGAAATATCTGCAAAGGCAGAAATATATGGAACAAGAATGGCAAGAGAGGTATTTGGCCTTGAAGCACCAGAACAAACAGTTAGAACAATATTAAATCCGTTAGATCCATCAGGAAAAACAAAGCTACTTGGTCTAGAGTCTCCGTTTGATAAGAGATTTGCTGGCGGAGGAACTAAATTTACAGAAGATGAAATGATAAGGCAAACAATTGCATCGTTGACAATGAATAACAGAGATTTGTCTCCAAGCAATGTGTTTGGAAATGTTCTAGCTGACGTTGGTGCAGCTGGCGTTTTCCCAAGAGCATCTGGTAATACAGAATTTGCAAAGACTATGCCTTCAATGGGAGAGCAAGGAATGATTAATCTGCTTGGAGTTAAGGGCGGCGCAAGAAAAGACTTTGCAGTAAATACTGCGCCACTTGCGGGTAAGATGACAGCTAAGCAATATGATAGAAAAATGAAAGCTGCAATGGCTAAGATGTATCCAAAACTTGTTAAGTTTGTTGCAGGTATTCCGAAAGCAGATAGAGGACCTTATGTAAAATTATTAAAAAGATTTGAAGCTGGAATGGATACTGATTTTGCATCTTTGCATGGAGTGCATGTTGCAGCAAAAAGAAATAGTGGAGGCCCTATCGGAGGCTCAATCCAAAGAGGAAGATACTCTTATGGAGCAAAGAAAGGCGCACAGAGACCAGGCAACCCAGCAGCAAGAGCTGCTTGGGAAGCAGAAAGACGTGCACAACAAGAAAGAGATTCAGCATCTGCAAGATCTAGAGCCGCATCTCATCAGGTCTATGGTCAGCAAGCATTAACAAGCGGACTTGGTAGAGAAGCAGTAAGAACTGGAACAACAACATTTTATAATCCAGGCGCAGCTTTACAGCAGCAAATGCTTCAGCCATTAAAAAATGCACAGCTAATGTATACTGGTCATTTAAATGCAATGTCAAAATCCATTGCAAGATCTTTACTAGACGGATCAACCGTACTTAAAGCATCTGTAAAAACTTCTGGCTCTTATATTGCTGGGGCATATAAAGATTATGCAAGAAACATGGTTAACTCAAGCAGATCTGCTATGGCAACAATGAAAATGAAGGGGACTATGATGCAGGCAGCTGGAAGCGTTTTTGCATCTGGTATCCGTGCAGAAAACGCTGGAAGACTTGGTCAAGCTTATCCAGGAATGTATGGAACTGATCCTAGAACTGGTATGCCTATAAACCTTGCCTCTGGTAAGCCAGTTGGAATGATGTCAGGTCCAGGAATAATCGGTAGTTGGAAATCAACAGGACAAGAAGGTGTACAGCAACGTAAAGTTGGAACTTTAGGTTTTAGAAAAACAGAATATATGCATGAAGGAAAAACTTTATCTGCATCGCAGGCTAGACAAGCAGGAATTGCAGCACCTAGAGGCGGCATGGGTATGGGCGCCCAGATGGGCATTGGAATGGCTGGCTCTATGGCTGGTATGGGATTGATGCAAAAAGAAAAAGTAAATGTAATGGGCAAAGAAATGTCTGGCATGTCTGCTGGCATGGGCGTCATGGCAGCAACAAGTATACTTCCAATGTTGCCAATTATGAAGATGTTTGATAAAGCAAAAGTTGGTGTAGGTCTAGTTACTAAAGGATTTACATCTCTACGAACAGGAGTAATGACTGTTACTCAAGTTGCGTCTAAAGCTCTAAATCTTCTAAAAGGGTTTGGTCCAATTGGATTAGCTATTACAGCTGCTATGGCAGGATTTCAAATTTGGAAAGCAGTTCAAGACGATTGGCAAGATGCAAGAATGGGCTTATCTATGACTGCCAAAGCGGCAGAGCAGGCTGGAGTAAAATACTTTAATCTGCAAGAAACAATGCAGGGCTACCTTGATAAGCAAAAGTTAGCATCTGCAGCAGGTAAAGCCTCAGTAGGAAACTCAATAGGAATGCCTGGGCTTCCACAATCAATAGAAGAAATGAAAAAAGCTAAAGAGGAAGGCAAGGGACTAAAGGAATTAATTGAATCCCTTAATAGATCTGAGAGCACAGATGAAACACAACGTTTAATAAATAATCAAAAAGCACAGATGGTTGCCGCTGGCATGAGTATAGAAGAGGCTAATAAAAAGATCTACGGAGCTTTAGCAAATAGCAAAAAGTCATCTCAAGCCTATAAGCTTCTTTCTGATACAGAATTTTCAGGTATCGTAGATAAAGCATCAGCTGCAGAATTTGCAGTTGGTAATCTAGTAAATACATTAGATAAGGGAGCAGGAACTGCAGATTGGTATAAAGAAGTTGGAAATGGATTTGAAGGACTTCTTAATGTATTCCAAAATGCTACGCAATCATTGGTCGGAACTAAAGACGCAATGGGTAATGTTATTGATGAGTATGAAGCTTATCAAATAGTTATGTCAAAAGCAGAATCTAATAATCCACAAATGAATGATGCAATTGGAGCAGATGCTTATTCAAACCTTGAAAAAACTCAACCACTATTGGCATCAATTACAAATGAAGCAGATAGCATAAAGGGAATTTTAGCAAAGTGGAAATTGTTTACAGCTGGAATTAATATTGATTTAAGTAAGATTGACTCAACTCTTGCAAGTAAGCTAGCTGGATTTACTTCAGCAATTGGAACAGGAATATCTGATCTTACCAAAGCAGCTGATAGCGCAACGACTTATGGTCAAACTGGCGCAGCTTTAGCTAAACTACAAAAAACAATTAATGCAACATCTGCTGCTTCACAAAGAGCAGCTGCAGCCTCACAAAGAAGCTCTCAAGAAGAATTAAAGAATATTGCTAAAAAAATTAAGTTGATTGAAGAAGAAAAAAATAAGAAGCTTGAATCTTTAAGAGCAACTCAGGATGCATCAAACTATGCACTAGAGTTGCAAAAGCTTCAAATAGAATATGCCGATGCGGTATCTCGTGGAGATACTGCAGCAGCAGCAAGGTCTAGATTAGACATTGATCAACTTACATCTAATAGACAAAGCGAACTAGCTTCTAAAGCAATTGAAGATGCAGCAACAAAAGCTAAATCTCCACTAGAAAAACAAGCTGAAGGAATACAAGAAAAGTCTGATAAAAAAGCTGTAGCTTTTCAAGGAGCTCAGGATAACTCAGCGCTTGCTGGAGAAATTGTAACTAAGATTACAGGATTCCAAACAAGATACAATGACTTAACAACTAAAGCAATTAATGCAAAGCTCTTGCCAGCAGCAGAAAGAGCTAAAGAAGAAGCAGATGTTAGGGCACAACTTCTTGCTCTTATTAAAGAAATTCAAAAATCTGGAACTGGAACTGGAACGTCTGCCAAGAC